GGTTTTGAAGGTTATGTTATGAGAGAATATTCAGCGTCAACGGCAACGATACCACCATTTGCACCTTACAAAACAAGTTATAACTTCCCAGGTGAAGTTGTTTATAATCCTCCTTTTGGAATACCATCAGGGGCTGGTGTAACAATTACTTCTTCAGGTGATAACGTAAGAAGAACTTACTTAGGTTTTTCAGATAAAATTGGAATTGACTCCGACTTTTTGGATTATAAAGGAAAAAAATCAGTTTCAGATTTTTGCACAATAAATGAAAGTGACTTCCAATCATGGAAATACTTAACAAAAGGTTTCCACATGGATAAAGATGCAACTGGCGTTACAATATCAAATGAATATGTAACAAGCGGAAGCGTCGCGTTTGAAGTAGGTGCTGCAAGTTTCCAATCAGATCCTGAATCTCAAGAAAATCCTTATTACAGAATATCTGCAAGAAAATTCACAGTATTACCATACGGTGGATTTGATGGTTGGGATATCTATAGAGAATACAGAACAAATGACGATTCATTTGTACTTGGAGGAAGAGGATATAGAAAAGGAGCTTGTTCGTCAGCAAGATACCCAACCGCAAATGGAGAAGGATTGTTCAGAAATATAACAATTAATCAAAACGAAGTTGATTGGGCAAACACAGATTATTATGCATACCTTTTAGGTATCCAAACATTTGCAAATCCTGAATCTGTTAATATCAATGTGTTTGTAACACCAGGTATTGATTATGTTAATAATCCTAAATTGGTTGAGCAAACAATTAATATGGTCGAACTTGATAGAGCTGACTCAATTTATATTGTTACAACTCCTGACTATCAAATGTTTGTTCCAACAACATCATTTGAATCTGATCAGATATTACCTGAAGACGCAATAGACACATTAAATAATTCTGATATTGATTCAAATTATACGGCGACATATTATCCTTGGTTATTAACAAGAGATAATGTGAATAATACACAAATTTACATTCCACCAACAGCTGAGGTTACAAGAAACTTGGCATTAACTGATAACGTAGCATTCCCTTGGTTCGCAACCGCAGGTTACACAAGAGGTCTTGTTAATTCAGTTAAAGCAAGAAAGAAATTATCTCAAACTGACAGAGATGTTCTTTACGAAGGAAGAATCAATCCAATTGCAACTTTCTCTGATGTTGGTACTGTAATTTGGGGTAACAAAACTCTACAAATTAAACAATCGGCTCTTGATAGAATTAACGTAAGAAGATTGTTATTACAAGCTCGTAAATTAATATCAGCAGTTGCAGTTAGATTGTTATTTGAACAAAACGATGCGATTGTGAGACAACAATTCCTTGATGCTGTTAATCCTATCTTGGATTCAATTAGAAGAGATAGAGGTCTTTATGACTTTAGAGTGACAGTATCTAATTCTGTTGAAGATTTGGATAATAATAGATTGGTAGGATCTATTTATATCAAACCAACAAAATCTTTGGAATTCATAGATATCACATTCTATATTACACCGACAGGTGCTTCATTTGAAAACATATAATCGTTTTTAAATAAAATTAACAAATCCCTCCTATTTTTTTAGGGGGGATTTGTTTTTTATAAAGTTCTAATATTTATATATAAAAAAATTATGAAACCTAAGCAACCAAAAAAAATAAATGAAACAACCAAGAAAAAACCAAAATCAATTGTTGTTTCCGAATCTCAGTTAGAGAGATTAATTAGTAAATTAACAAAATGATAAGAAAAAAAATATTTGAAGGAATTACAGAAGAAGGAACTCCCGATATGAAATATTATGCTTTTGATTGGGATGATAATATTATGAATATGCCAACAAAAATTATTCTTAAAACTGATAGTGGAGATCAAGTTGGAATGTCAACCGAAGATTTTGCACATTATAGAACCAAAATAGGTAAAGAAGATTTTAAATATGAAGGTGAAATTATTGTAGGTTTTGGTGAAAATCCATTTAGAAACTTTGGAGTTGATGGTGATAAAAAATTTATAATTGATAGCATGGTAGCTCCAGTTGGGCCAGCTTGGCCTGACTTTGTTGAAGCGATAAATAACGGTTCAATATTTGCAATTGTCACCGCAAGAGGGCACACACCTTCTGTTTTAAGAGAAGCGTGTTATAATATTATATTATCAAATAGAGATGGTATTTCTTTTACGGAATTGGTGAGAAATTTAGAGAAGTATAGAGATATTGCAGGATATCAAGGAACTCAAGATAAAATAGAAATTTTAAATGAGTATTTAGATCTTTGCAAATTTTATCCTGTTTCATATGGCGAAGGATCAGCAACAAGTCCAGAAGAAGGTAAGATAAAGGCTATGAAAGAATTTATTTCTTATGTAAAACAATTATCTGCCGAAATAGGAAAAAAAGCTTTCTTAAAAAATGATATAAGTAACAACTTTTTACCCGAACCAAAAATAGGGTTTTCAGATGATGATATTAGAAATGTTGAAACTATGAAAAAACATTTTGAAAAAGAACCTGAAAATATTTTACAAACTTATTCAACAGCAGGAGGAGTAAAGAAAAAATATTAAAAAAAACAAAAGTGAATGATATTTATAATAAAAATAAACTGAAAAAAAAAATTAAAATAAAATGGCTGATTTACTAATGAAAATGCCCATACCCTATGAACCAAAAAGACAGAACAGGTTCATCTTGAGATTTCCATCAAGTTTGGGTATTAATGAGTGGTTTGTTGAAACCGCCGCTAGACCGTCAATAAAAATAAACTCAACTGAAATTCCTTTTTTAAATACATCAACGTTTGTTGCTGGAAGATTTAATTGGGACCCTATTTCTGTAAAATTCAGAGATCCAATTGGACCATCGGCCGCTCAGGCTTTAATGGAGTGGGTAAGATTATGTGCAGAATCTGTTACAGGTCGTATGGGTTACGCTGCTGGATATAAACAAGATGTTGATTTAGAAATGCTTGATCCGACTGGCGTACCTGTTGAAAAATGGATTTTACAAGGAACATTTTTAACTGATGTTAATTTTGGATCTTTGGCCTATAATGCAGATAATTTGGCTGAGATTACAGCTTCTCTTCGCATGGATCGTTGCATATTGGTGTATTGACAATTACCAAAATATATCTATTCAAATAGAACTTTGTTTAATTCCCATATATTTGTATGGGAATTTTTTATTTACATAAGTTCTTATTTACAATAATACAATATAAGATATTATTGTAATAAAAAATATATGGAACAAGATAATTCAGCATACGGACAAGTAGGGTTTAATTTACCACATGATATTGTAGCATTACCAAGCAGTGGAGTTTTTTACAAAAGTAAAAAGAAATCTGTTAAAGTAGGTTATTTGACAGCTGCAGATGAAAATATTCTAATGTCGGCAAAATCAAATAATAAAGAAGGTATAATTTTATCATTATTAAGAAGTAAATTATATGAACCTGACTTGAAACCTGAAGAATTGTTAATGGGTGATGTTGAAGCTATTCTTTTATTTTTAAGAAATACCGCATTTGGACCTGAATATAACTTTAACTTGCTTGATCCAAAAACTGATAAAAAGTTTGAATATACTTTGTTACTTGATGAATTAAATTTTAAAAAAACAGAGCAGCAACCAAGCGAGGAAGGCACATTCACATTAAAATTACCAAAATCAAATAGTGTTGTTAAAATAAAACCATTAAGTTTGGGCGAAAGTATTGAACTTGAAAAGTTGGCGGATAATTATCCCGTAAATTTAGTTGCACCAAAAATAACTTGGAAATTAAATAAACAAATTTTAGAGGTAGATGGTACTACTGATAGAAATAGTATTGCCAAATTTGTAGAAAATTTACCAATTTTAGATTCGAAAACAATTAGAAATTTTTTGAATGACAATGAACCAAGTTTAGAACTTTCAAGAGATATTTTAGCCCCGTCAGGAGAAAAGGTTACCATAGGTGTTTCCTTCGGGGTTGAATTTTTTCGGCCTTTCTTCTGAGTATAGGAAAATTCTTTCCGACGAATATTATTATTGCACCAAAAGTTTAAATGTATCTTATATAGATTTCTATGTTATGCCAACATGGTTAAGAAAGTATATAATAAATAAGTACATTGAGGAAATTACGCCAAAAACGTAATGGTATTATATTTATTTTATAAACCAATAATTTATATCATATGCCGGGCGATAGTAAAAAAAGAGAACTTACGGAAAAAGATATTGAAAGTTATTTCAAAAGTAGCCAAAGAAAAACAAAGTTTTCATCAAGTGAATTTGCTAATGCTTTTAAAGCTATTAAAGAAAGAGCCAATGATGTCGATAACACCTTAGCGCAAATAGACGAGTCCACAACAAGTCTAATTAAAAACTTCGGTGGTGCAAGAGATCGAGTTCAAGAAATGGCTCTTGGTATTTCAGACGCTTCTTCTAAAATTCTTTTATTAACAGACAACGTTTCTACATATGAAGAGGCCATGGCAAAAGCGGCAACAATCGCTAATGAGGTAGCCGAAGGAACCAATCGAAATTATATGGCAACATCACAAAATATCGAAGAGATTGTTGCAGCCACCGAAGCTTCCAAAGTGGAATCTGGAACTCTTATAAAGAATTTTACAGAGCAGGGATATTCTTTAAATGCTATTTCTGAAAATATGCAAAAAGTAGTAAATACTACTCGCGCATTAGGTGTGAATACCGCGGCGGTTTCAAGTTCAGTTGTTGCTAATTTATCAAAACTTAATACGTTTAACTTTGCTAACGGCATTGAAGGTCTTACAAGGATGGCGGCTAAAGCGGCTCTCTTTAATATTGACATGACTAAGATTTTTACCTTAGCGGATAATTTGTTTGATCCTGAAAAGGCGGTTGAAATGGCGTCGTCATTACAAAGACTAGGTGTTGCGACAGGAGACCTATTAGACCCTCTAAAACTTATGGATTTAGGCCAAAATAATCCCGAAGAACTTCAAAAACAAATTGTTGAAATGTCCAAAAGATTTACATACTTCAATGAGCAAAATCAGAAGTTTGAAATTATGCCTGGAGCAAAAAGAGAATTAAGGGAAATTGCTGGCGCGATGGGGTTGAATGCGGACGAGTTAGCTAAAATGGCTCTAGGTAGTAGTACTTTGGCGGACAAAATGAGTAAAATAAGATTTCCAACTTTAAAAACAGACATTACTGAGGATCAAAAAGAGCTAATTGCTAATATGTCAGAAATGAAAGATGGTAAATACATGATTAAAGTTGAGCGTAGGGATAAAGAAGGTCGAGGTTTAGGAGAATTTGATTCTAAAGATGTTAGTTTGTTAGATGATACTGATATTGAAAATTTAAAAAAACAATACTCAGAAAGTAATAAAACATTAGAAGAAACAGCACAAGATCAATTAACTATTCAAAAAAGAATGTTAAATGAAATGGAGTCGGTTGCTTCCTCTTTAAGAGGAGGTTTAGCAACTTCAAGACCAGTTAGAAAAGGAATTGAAGAAGTTATTAAGTTTAAAGATAAAACTATTGAACCTATAACTGACGCTGCGACTTCTAAAAATGCCAGAGAACTTATTGATGATATTGTAACAGATTTAGCCAACTATACAAAAAATAAGACTAGCGGTCAGTACAGTGATGAAGAAATAAAAAAACAAGAAGATGCGATTAATGAAAAATACAAAGATAAACTTGTTAAATTAGAAAATTCAATTAATAAAGCTGGAGATGTACTTGGTAAAGCTGCCACGGATTTAGGTTCTGGACTTTTGAATGCAATTTTAGGATCCGGTTCCGAAATATTAAAAGTGCCAGAAAAACCAAAAGAACCGGCAGAATCTATATTGCAAAAAGAAGGTACTGGTTTGCAAATTTTAGAAAATGTATATAATTTATCTAGACAAAATGAGGATGCATCACAAAAAAGTCAAATAAATCCTAATGCTAATACAACATCAATACCATCCTTATCAAACGCAGATAAAACAATAAAAAACAATTTCGCGCAAAACAATCAAACTCAAAACCAATCTACCGTTAATAATGTTACTCAGCAATCAGATATGATTGCAACTCTGAAAAATAATGAAGAAACGGTAAATCAATTAAAAATATTAAATGATGTCTCAAAAACAGGATTTGCAGATTTAATAAAATCATCAGAAAAACCAACAAAGTTAGATATTTCTGATTTAACTTTAGAAGATAAATCTGTTGCAAGTAAAAATACAGAAAACGCATCATTAAATTTTGCCGAAAATGCTAAGACTAAAAATGATGATAAATTAATTAATACGTTACCTTATGATTCAAGTTTACTAAGAAAATTTGATAATACATTAAATACCACATTAAATAATCCTCAAACTACAAACAATAATAATTTAACAGAATTTAGTAATAACTTAAATCAATATTCATCGCTAAAAACAACTGATAATTATAATCAATTCTCAAGTTTAGTTAATCAAAATAGCTCGCAAAATCTTTTGAGCGGTCCTTTTTCGCCGGATCAAAAAAGTACTAAGTTCGGTTTAAATATCCCTTATGTTACACCTGGTCTAACTTTCAATAAAGTAGATAACACTAAAAAAGAGGATAATAT